AAGTAATCTTTTCTGTGATCTGTTCCAGATTCCAGTTTAGATCATCAAAGTTGATATCAACAAAAATAGGAGTAAGACCATTCTGAATGATGGGATTGATTGTGGTGGGGAAACCACAAGCACAGACAATAATCTCATCTCCATCTTCCCACCTGAAATACTTTTTCAGAGCAGCAATCATCACCAGGTTGGCAGATGAACCAGAGTTCACCATAACAGAAGATTCAAATCCAAACTTCTTTGAAAATGCTTTCTCAAACTTTAGAACCTGTTCACCAGAAGGCAACCACTTACCCTCTAAAAGAGAAGTGATTGCTGCAATTGGTTCTTTCTCATCCCAGTATGGACCAGAGTAATAAACAGTATTTCCAGGTTCCCAGTTGCCATTGGCAAGATATGGAAACAAAGATTCTCCATCATTCTGAAGACCACTAACAAAGTCTTCTACCTTATTAATTAGAGACATAGATCTTTTACAATGAATTCTGTAGAGAGTTTGGGTTCAAAACCCAGTGCTTGAAGTTTACTAGTATCCATCCAGAAGTTCTGAACCTGAACTTGATTGTGAAACTCTGGTGGTTCAATATTATTAATCTTTGATTTAGACTTCAAATAATGATGCGCAAGAGAAACTATTTCTGAAATCCTTGTTGGATTGCCAGTTCCAATGTTGTAAATCGTATTCAGTTCACCTTTATCACAAACTAATTTGATAGCACGACACACATCTTGAACATGCATGATGTCCCTACAATGTGATCCACCATCATAGAGATTGATATCATGATCTAGTTTGAGTTCATCAATCAACCAAGTGATTGCATTTTTCTTTCTTGATGCCTTCTGATCACCAGCACCCATTACATTACAGAGACGCAAGATCCTGTACTTGACACCAAAAGTCTCACAGAAAGAAATTAGAAGGTCTTCTGCGCACTTCTTAGTGATGGAATAGAATCCAGTTGGTCTACAGATAGCATCCTCTTTGGCAGCAAGATAAGATGTCTTACCATAAACAAACCAAGAACTGATGAAGTTAAAAGTGATATCTTTATCTTTACAGTGCTCTAAAACCTCACACAAAACTTTGAGATTAGTCTCCACATCAAGTGTGAGATCATCAAAGACATTGTAGTTATCTACAGTTGAAATAAAGTACAGGATATCCTTAGTTAGAGGTTTCCTTTCTTCTCTTTGAATTTGGGTACAACCATCAAACATCCTGAGGAAGTTGTTTCCAACAAAACCACTTCCTCCATAAACAGATAAAGTCATATCACATCACAGTTTGGGTGCTACACGAGTCATCATACAACCTAATTCTCTTTTTGTCCATTTCTCCTTTGATCCAGAAGTAAGTTTTAGCAATACCTTCCTCTAGAGTCTTTTCATAATCCCATCCAAGTTTCTCTCTAATGAGATCATTGTTGGAATTTCTACCTCTCACACCCAAAGGAGCATCTAGTTTATGAACCCTACGAACAACCTTTCCAGAAACTTTGGCAGCAATGTCAACCAGTTGATTGATAGTGACCATCTCCTCAGAACCAATGTTCACAGGTCCCATGAAGTCACTATCCATCAATCGTCTAGTTGCTTCAACACATTCGTCAACGAGCAAGAAGGAACGAGTTTGTAAGCCATCTCCCCACACCTCGATTGATCCACCGACCTCTGGGAGTTCAGCGACTTTACGGCAGATAGCAGCTGGAGCCTTTTCTCTTCCACCTTCCCAGGTCCCTTCTGGACCAAAGATATTATGATACCTGGCAACACGAACAGGAATACCATGATTCCTATTGTATGCAAAATAGAGTCGCTCAGAGAATAGTTTTTCCCATCCATATTCTGAGTCTGGTGCGGCTGGGTAAGCGGAGTCTTCACGGCAGTCAGGGTTGTCAGGATCCAGTTGATTGTACTCTGGATAAGCACAAGCAGAACTGGAGTAGAAGATTTTTGTTGGTTGATCCAACTTTGGACGATTGCAAACTGTATATGACTTTTCTACACCATCAAATGTCTTATTCAATTGATGGACACCTTCAAGGACATTCAAGTTAATGGAGCAAGAATTATGCATAATCTCCGCATCATTCTCACCAGTAAAGACAAACCCTGCTCCACCCATATCAGCAGCAAACTGATAGATCTCATCAAAGGGGAGAATGTGCTGATAGGGAACTTCCTTATAAAAGTTCCCCTGCTCCCCCTTAAATTGAATAACTCTATTCACAAATTCAGCATCACGCAGGTCACCCTGGATGAATTCATTTGCTTCTGAAACACCAAATTCAGGATATTTCAGGTCCACACCACGAACCCAATATCCTTCCTCACGCAGTCTCTTGACCATGTGACTTCCAATAAATCCACCAGCACCCAAAACAAGTGCTGTCTTTACATATTGTGTCATTGTAATATTATTGTCTAATGTACATTATAATCAAAGATGCCCCCAAAGGCAAGAGATCAAAGGTTCTTTGCTGCTCCTGGAACTGCTACTTTGAGTGCTGCAATGATCTTATCAACTCTAGGATCAGCACCTGCAGGTGCTGTAGGTTCTGCTGCAGCAGGTGCTTCTTTCAGTTGATGGATTGCAACTTCAATTTCAGCTAGTCTTGCTTCAATGATAGAAAGTCTGCTTTCCACTTCCTGATCGTATTGGGACATATACGCACCACTCTCAGAAGTTGCTGCTCTTTTACGTGTTGCCATTTTAATTTCAACTAAGGCCAAGTATATTTAGAAAAAAAGGAGACCCCAAGGTCTCCTCTACGCAGGTCTCCATGCACGCCACTTGCTCTTTTGCTGGAAGCAAGAAACCAGGCGGGAGTGTTACCTCCATCCGCACCACTTGCTTTTAGGAAGCAAGAAACCCGAGGGGTCTTTGACCCATCCCGACCAGGGTTGTTAACGTGTCTCCATCACGGGCATAAAGGGGATTGACTCCACCAGGTTAAGTTTTAAGTCTTTCCAAGACTAGTCATCCTTAACATAACAAGGAACAGTATCAGGATCCAACCATTTAGTGTATTCAAAGTCTTCCATGGCAGTCATCAACTGCATTTCATTATCACAGAGATACATGTCCCTATAACGACCAGTGTAGGAATCTACCTTTTGAATACGACAATCAGGTTTTCCATTGATTTCCAAAGTACCAACCTGAACATAACGATAAGGAAACTGCTCCATAAGAACAGTTGGTTTTTTGGTAACTTTCATAATCAAGCAACTTCAACAGTTTCAAGATCTTGTGCCAAACAGTCTAGAAGAATGTCATAGTCATCAAGAGGATCCCCAGAAAAGACCACTCCATCATTTTCATAGAACTTGCGAACTTTCTTGTAAAGTTTCGGATTCTTTACATCTAGAAAAAAATCACCTTGGACTGCAGAACGAAGAGTGTTGATGTCTTTTTTGAACTTAGAAGTGATAGTCATTGTCTTGTGTGTTGACCTTGTTATTATAAGGTGATTGACTCAGAGAGTCAAGGAGGACAGATTGGGTTCTGTCCATGGGGGATGTGGGGATTGAACCCACCTCAGCCGAATTATGAGTTCGGTGCATTCACCAGATTGCTAATCCCCCCTGGTAGGACTGCCGGGAATTGAACCCGGTTTACGCCCTTATAAGGAGCGAGCATTAACCAATATGCGACAGTCCCTCAAGACCCTTCTTCATGGTCTGTGTACATGCGTATGAGTTCATCATCCGCAGGAACCATTATAGCATTATTGGTTCCATTTGTGATTCCTATATGTTCCCCTTCTTCAACTCTTGAAATCAGTGAATCCCAGTTCTCTTGCCAGTATTCCACAGAATAAAAATCCATAGTTGTAGTATATATGGAATCGGAGTGATAGGATTCGAACCTACGGCCCCTGCTTCCCAAAAGCAGTGCTCTACCAAACTGAGCTACACTCCGTTAGTGCTTATCAACCATTGTGATAAGACCATGTGCATAGAAGAGAAGCAAGACTGATCCAAGTGCTGCTGAAATGAGTGAAGCAGTTTTATTATGCTTGTCCATAGCTTTTGCTATAGACTTATCAATCATTTCTTGAATTTCTTGTTAGTCATTGCATCTCCCATGCAACGGAAGAGAGAGGATTCGAACCTCCGGATGCTTGCACATCGCCAGTTTTCAAGACTGGAGCCATAAACCACTCGACCACTCTTCCTTGTAAAGGTATTTACCTGACTTCAAAGTCAAGTTTTCTTACCTTTCTATGTCTTCTCTCTTCCTGGTATGCCAGGTCTTGATTAGACAGGACACCTTTTTGTTTGGTTTCCTTGTTTGAGTTTAACATAACCACCTTGGTTAAGTCAACTGCTGTAATGTTGTCCTCTTTTACTGTTAGCATGTTTGGACAACCACAGCATTGTGTCTTAGTAGAACTAACAATCTCCCTATTACAGGATTTACATCTGACTTTAAGCATTGGAACATGGTCCTCCTTATAGGAATGCCCAAAGAGGGGATCGAACCCCCGACAATCTCCGTGTAAAGGAGGTGCTCTACCGCTGAGCTATTTGGGCAAGGCTGGCGTGGCAAGACTCGAACTTGCAACCAGAGAGTTAACAGCTCCCTGCTCTGCCATTGAGCTACACGCCATTGTGTATGTGAGACTATTTAAGTCTCAAGCGGAATAGGGGATTCGAACCCCTGACATTCAGCTTGGAAGGCTGACGTTCTACCACTGAACTAATTCCGCAAGGTGGAGAATAGGAGACTCGAACTCCTGACAGCCTGCTTGCAAAGCAGGTGCTCTACCAACTGAGCTAATTCCCCTGGAGCCAAATGACAGACTTGAACTGACGACCTTTGCTTTACAAAAGCACTGCTCTATCCAACTGAGCTAATTTGGCAACTTGAATACAATAAGTATTCAACGACTCAAGTAGGATTCGAACCTACGACCGACTGCTTAGAAGGCAGTTGCTCTATCCAGCTGAGCTATTGAGTCTTGCGGTTTCCTTATTATAGAGGGGAAACCTACCTCTGTCAACCTCTGAACTGATTGTAACCAGTCCCAGATTGCCACCCCTCAGAACCACCTAAAGGGTCAAGGGCAAGTGTGGTGGCAATGCCCTTAGTTGCTTTATCATACATCACCTGATGTATGTTGTCAACCTCTTTTGATTGAGGTTTTTCTTGCTTTGGTTCTGCAACCTGAACCTTGTGACTGTTTTCAGTCTTGGGTGCTTTACCAAACCAAGAGTCATCAGAGAGAACTACAGGAGCAGGAACTGTCTGATGTGGTAATTGTACCACTGGTTTCTTGGTTTGTAAAGGGGTCTTCTTTTTGAAGAGTTTCTTGATAAGTTTCTTGATCATGCCCATACAAGTTTCTTAGTGTAGTCATAGGCATATTGTTGCCTATAACCTTTGATTCCCCAACCCAACCAATAATAGCATGGAACCATGTACTGGTCAACAGTGAAACCTCTTCCCTCAAACTCTGGGAGATACTTTCTGAACTGGTTCTCATTCAGCATATAACGAACCTGACCTTCAAGAGAAGATGGGTCACAGTCATACTTTCTGCAGAACTTGCCAAGTCCATTGTATCTAGCTGTAGTGGTCCACTGAATTAATCCATAACCACCCCTACGGCATTGCTTATAGGGGACAATAGCACCACCTTCACATACATTAGGGCGGAAACCAGATTCTGATTTGATATTGCCCATGATTGTAGCAAGGGCATTCCTATCACGAATCTTTGTCCTTTTCTGAATCTCCTTCAGAACAAACTGTTCATTAGGATTACATCCAGGACAGGTCCATTCCTTATTTACCACTTCAATGGCAACTACTTTTTTTACCTCTGGAGGATTGCTGATTTCACTAATGCTTGGATAAGCACAAGCTGCTGGAACAGAGGTTGCCAATAAAGCAGCAAATAGTTTTTTTAACATCAATTCAGCTGAACTCTACATCCACCTCTTGCTCAAGGCATGGGTGGCTCAAAATAATCCTTACGGTAGTAACGACCAAGAATGTTGCTATTGTAGTAGGCAGGGATTCCTTCTGTCAAGCTCTCTGTAAGTACATTATTTAGAAAGAGTTGACGGGTTTCCTCAAAGTTACATTTTCCTATGGTTTTGTGGAGGGAGA